ATCAAACAATTTTTGTAGGGGTCATTGCGAGCGTTTATGGACTTAAAGCAACACATTTAATAAAAGGAAAATAATGAGCGATTGGATTACTGTTAAAGACAAAAAAGAAAAAGAAGTTGAAAATAAATGGATTCAATTAAAGAAAAAAGATAAAGAACCAGAAGAACCTAAAACTGAATGGATTAAGAAAAAAGTAAAAGAAGAAAAAATAAAATGGATTACTAAAAAATCTGATAAAAAAGATGGTCCATATATTACTAAAAAATCTGATAAAAAAGATGTAGAAGAAAAAGCTTCTGGCGGCTTGATCAGAGGTTTCCCTAAACTAGCAACTAAAGGATTTAGAAAATAATGAAAACAGAAAAAAGAAAAGT